GATCTTGCATCGCTGCCATGTGCACTCTAATATGAGCTTCATGATCTTGGTAAATAAATGCTTTAACTGGTTTACCATTAATAATATTCATATTTTCTGACACAGGGTCTCTCGGTTTTTGATCATCAGCACTAGGGATTAACTTGCCAATATTTTTAATACCGAGTACTTCTAACATTTGTTTGTTAAGTTCTACCTGATCATAGATCTGTGGATTAGCTTGAGCCATCTGCATAACAGCTTGATACTGAACCACTTTTTGTGACATCGTTGCAGCATTAGGATCTGATACTGGAATAACATCTACATTATCATAGTCAGACTGTTTAGCTCTACGATCACCAATTTCAGGTTCATATGAATACTCTGTTGGTGTGTAGTCACGAATAATACCTTTAAGTAATTTAAACTCTTGTTTCATCGCATAGTAAATACGAGCTTGTACAGCACTCATTACTTTTAATGTACGTTCGAGGATCGCTAATGTAGTACCCACTGGAGAATTAGCAGACATATCAGATACTTTCATATCAGCTGCTGATGCAAAACGTCTACCTTCTTCAATGATTTGATTCATTAATTGATTAAGAACTTGTGAAGGTTCTTTGTATGGGAGTGGTAAAATATTGTCGCGCACTGCACCACTTGGTACATCTACGTCACGCCATTCACCTGGTGCAATCGGAGTATCATCACCTTTAATTCGTAGACCACGTGATTTAAGTCCACCTGGTAAGTTTGATAGAGTACCTGCGTCAACAAGTTGACGTAAGATCATAGTACCTGACTTGGCGAAAGCACCTATCAAATGAATTAAACCGAAGCAATAGAAACCAAAGCCTGGTATGTAACCGTAGTGAACGAAGTGTTGACGCTTAGCTTTTAATTTGTCATCTGGATTCCAGTTACGACGAATAGCTAAAATAGTACCTGTGCCTTTTTCGATTGTAACTACATAAGGTAATGCAATACCATCTTCACTATCACCATTTTCTAAATCTAAATTAACATGCATCTCAAGGATTTTATATCTGTCATCCTCTGTAGGATTAAATCCTAACTTCTCTGCAATCTTTTTCTCAGCTTCATCAATATCTAAGAATGGTTCACCTAAATCTACATCGCGATAAAATCCTGCAACTTGTAATCTATGTAATTCATTTTTTGTTTTACGCATGACATGTGTCACACGCTCTGCTGTTTCTAAATTAGACGCACCGTATGGAACTACAATATCTTCAGCAGGAACATACATTGACACTTGACGTTCAAGATTAGGATCGTAATAAACTTTCTTAAATGCATTACCAGATAAACCTAATCCCCATAACATTCTTTCATGTTCAGGTCTATACTCAGGCATCATGTCCGTAAGTTGATAATTCATATCATCTTTTACGCGTTCGGCAGCATCTTCTTTTTCTTTTGTTTGCTTACCAACAATTACTGTTTTAACTGGGCCTGCTGCTGGGAATGTCTCCATCATAGTTTCAGCTTGGAATTTAACCAGCGCTTCTGTCATCAAGGGGTGGTACACATTGCATGCCCCAGGCCACGGTTCTGTTCTGTCTTCAACTTTTAGACCTAGTAACTCTAAGCCATCTACATAAGTTGTTAACCAATCTTTTCTCGAATTAATATCGGCATCATACTCACCAACTAAATCACCTGACAATTGAGTCAACTGACCTTCGTCCATATCTTCTGCTAAGTTAGCATTAAACTCATCATCAACTTCTTTGCCGGGAACGATTGTAATTTCCATGCTACCGTCATCTAGTGTAACAGAGTCTGGATTCTCAATCTCAATACTCATGTCAGGCTGAGCCATTGCTAACTCTTCTAAGCCTTGAGGTGCTTGTGCTAAACTTTTATCTATGTCTGCCATAATCTATCCTTGATTTGTTTCATCACTGCTTTGCGTTGTGCCGGTGAGTAATCTAACCAATTTGCTATTTCGTCTTCCGTTCTCTTACAAGTCTTGCATATTTGTTTTTCGTCATCTAGTTCACATATCTGTTTGCACGGTGTTACTATTTTACTCATATTGCATACAATCTATTCCTAGAACTTTTGAACCCTACAATATCTTCAGCTTCATCGCTTGGTAATCTTACAAAGCCGCCTTGTCTAAATCTCATTAATGCCAATGTTGTTGCGTCAACTAAGTCGTCGTTTGCTCCACTTGGAAAATCATTACACTCCTCGATTACCTCGTGCGCCCATCTATGGTCTGGAGCCCACACTATACCACTTCTAAATAGATCTGATACTGCATTTACACGACTGATCTTATCTTGTCCTTTACCCGGAGTATACTCAGCGACAGGAATACCCATCCGTCTAAACTCTTGGTAGAGTGCAGCACCGTTAGATTTCTTTTCAACTATGAATGAATCAGGTTCCCAGTCTTTATACTCTTCTATACAAAGTTCTTTGAGCTCAGGAAACTCTAATCGTTTCTTAATTGCATTTAACAGTATTATATTATAATTATTGACTTCTTCGTTAAAAAAGACTCCCCATGTGGTAAGCGCATTAAAGTCAGCACGGTTATTAGCTTCTTGAGCCGCGTCTAACGTCATTATCGTAAACTCACATGGAGGTGGCGTTTCACTTTCCCATATCTTCCACCACTCTCTTTTAATCAGCGCACCTTCTTCTGATACAGGATTCTGCATGTACTGCGAATTCCAATACCGAATATCAAGCGCGGCTTTCTTAGCCATGAGCTCTTCAAGTGGCCAGAACTGTGGCCAGAGGCTATCCATCTCACCTTGTTTATTCTCTATAATAGCAGGAAACTCAACAACTTCCCATGGATCTACATCCTCATTCTTAATCATCTGGTTCACAATCTCACCAGTTAAATCAAGTTTACTCCACCTTGTCATCACTACGATGATCGAACCACCAGGCATAAGACGTTGAAGAGGGCCAGACTGAAACCACTCCCAAGCAGGCTTAAAGACATCAGGCCTTCCAAGTTTTGCATCTTGCTCAGAGTGCGGATCATCAATGATAAAAAGATCAGCCCCGCGACCAGCGAGGGCACCACCAACACCAATTGCAAAATATTCTCCATTATAGTTTGTTCCCCATCTTGATGCGCTCTTCGAGTCAGCCTGCAGTTCTACCTTAGGGAATATGTCTTTATAAGCGTCACTACCAACCAAGTTTCTAACCCGACGACCAAAATTAACAGCAAGGTCGGCCGTATGCGACGCCATAATAACTTTCTTATGTGGGTACTTTCCCAAGAACCAAGCAGGAGCAAGGTAAGAGATAAGTTCTGACTTCCCGTGTCGCGGAGCAATGTTAACAATAACTCGTTTCTTTTTGCCTGCAGCAATGTCCTCAAATATGTTCGCAAGTTTCCTATGATGCTCTCCTATGATATAGCCCGGATACACATGTTGTATAAAGTCTAGAAAATTTTCTTTACCTGACTTCTCAACCATCTTACTCTTATAAGCTTTCAAGAGTCTTTGTAGTTTAACTTTTTCTGTGGGGTCTGCTACACTGTAAAGTGCCTCTAACTCCGCAAGTTCTTTACTCGTTATCTTGGGCTTCGTCTCTGTCATCTTCTACAAGTTCTGCATCTATAGTGTCAGTTTCTCTCTCATTAAGTACTTTTTGTTTTAGCTCCGTCAACATCGTGATAAGTTCTTTCTCAACTTCTTCCATGGTTTCATGTTTGTGAATCACTTCTGTTTTCTTCTTGAACGCATCTACCCCGTCTATTTCGCCTATACTGCGTAGGGCTGCGATTTGTTCTTTCACATTCTGTGTATGTTCTACTGCGTAAACTAATTTAGCTACCACGTACTGCTTTAATTCTGCTAGGTCATCCACGATAGCGTGGTTATACACATCGACTAAGCCACCTAAATACGCCATTTGATCATTCGCGTACTTCTTTAAATCTTGTTTTTTACCTGGGTTAGTAATCATTTCTTTCATGGTCTTCTCAGCGGCTTCTCTTTGTTCAGGGGTAGGGTCTATGTCATGCCCAGTTAAATCAGCTAACTCTTTATATGTTTTTGATCTAAGTCTTACTTGGTCTTCGTTGTTCATTTCCGGTAAAGCTTCGCGAGAATGCTTAGGAATAGGTACACCTTCCTCGATGTGAGGCATCATCACGACTTTATTAGCGTCGGCTTCTACGTTAGCTTCTTGATTTTGTTGTACTTCTTGGTTCATTATGTGTCGCTGATTACACCTTTGATTAGAATTTGCAGCTTATTTGTTTATTTTATCCTACTTTGTCATCAAGTCGCAATCTTTTTTAGTATAATAATCATATGATAACGTGGCCTAACATTAAAATACCCCCAATTAACCTATGGTCACTAGGAAGAAAACCTTGCTAACCCTACTTTTTACCCAGCCAGACTTCGCCCTCGTTATTTTAACTTGGTCATTCTAGGTTTTTATGAAGCTTACTACGCTTACCTCTGAAAACTTAGCCCACCTGTATGACATGGCATGCAAACTGCCGCCCTTTAACAAACTCAAAATGCCTAGATCTTCTAAAGTCAAGTTCAAAGTCATAAGTGACCCCGGTATCTACGGATGTTTTGACGAAGTTGAAATGCAGATTGAAATAAGTTCTGAAGCTTGTGGGCATTTTACTACCATTTTTGCCACACTCCTCCATGAAATGGTACATTTAGCCCTATATGTAAAGAAAGATCCTAAGTTCCACCTCCACGAAGAATCGTTTTTGAAGTTAAAAGCGGTTTACTCCGAAGTTTATTCCCTAGATCCTAAAGCTATTTAGTTTTTTGTGTTTGTTTATTAAAGTTTCATGCACTTTTTGTGCCTAACTCCCTGATTTTTAAGATTTTTTTGTAGAAATATTTTTCATTTGCCTCTTTTTTAAGCAAGGGGGTACTTTCTGATATTTCGTATTACAAGGAAGGTGAGAGTTTGATTAGGGGGGAGGGGTAAAACTTTGTAATTTTTATGGGGTATTCACGTGCGATTCAGTGTATAGCGAAGTTGGGACTCCGTTTACTAAGTTTGGGGGGTGCCTACTGGGTGGGTGCTAGGTATTACTAGGTTATTTGCGGGGTTTTACCTAGTTTAAACCCTGTAATACTTAGCGAACCAAAAAACCTAGTAAAAACAATCGTGTTACCAAAATACTTACCAAGTAACACTAGGTTATACAATGTAACGCTTTGTTTTTACTAGGTAAAACTTAAATGTTACCATGTTACCACTCAAATAGTAGGTGGACGGGGTAAAAACTCGGGGTTACTTGGTAACAAAGGCACCTCTTTTTGCGGTGTAATTTATCATTTTGGAAACCGCCCTATATATTCTTAAAAAGTGGTAACACGGCAACATGATTACTTTTTAATCAATTAATAATAATAATATAATTATAATAATATATATAAATCAAATACTTATAAAAACTCAATCCTTCAATTTTCGGGCTTTTTTTGTTTTATTAGTAAACTTCATCTACGGCAACATTGGTAACATCAATATAATCAATGACTTACAAGCCCTTAAAAAACCAAGTAAAACCAAGCCTAAAAAATAAACCTAGTAAAATCAAACACTTAATTTGTTGCCACTCATAAAATCAGAATAACCAAGTAAAATACTAGGTTATTACAAGGCAACACCGAAACCCCCCGCAATATATACTTTATAAATACACCGCCAAAACAAAACAACACCCCGCAAATAACCCCGCCAAAAATAAAACCCCCTAAAAAATAATAATTAGTAAAATAATAGTTGACAAATAAAAAACATAAGCCTATCCTATAAACACCTAGTAAAAACTAGGGCTATTTAATAACAATAATTAAAAGGGGTAAAAAGATGAATAACAAATATAGTTTAAGCGGTGGTGTAGAAAAGCACCATGATGGAAGTTTCACAATATACGGCTCTTATTATCACAAGGCTATCGGCTCTGAAGTTTTATACCATAAAAGGTTTTATCAATACGATATAAGACAAGCCCGCCAAATAGCAAAACAAGATTTAATAAACCTAACAAAATAAGGGGTAAAACCATGTTTAAAAATATAAACCAATTAAACAATTCAAAGCTTTTAAAAACTGATTATAAAGGCGTAATTAAACATAACCTTTGGCATAACCAAAATGTTAACGCTTACAAGGTAACACTTAAAAACAATAAAAAACAATTCACGCTTGATTATTACATGGGGCTTGGTATTTCACACGCCCCTTATGCTAGCGATGTTTTATATAGTTTATTGATGGATAGCGATGCGGAAAATATGACGCTTTCCGATTTTTGTAATGAATTTGGTTACGATGAAAACCTAGCGGAAAGTAAAAAGATTTATAACCTATGCCTAAAAAATGCTAGGGGCTTACATAAACTATTTACACGCGATGAAATAGAAAACTTAAAAACATTATTAGAAAACTATTAAAAGGGGTAAAACATGAATAGATATTTAAAGCATTATTTTCTACATTGGTGCGGTCTTGTTTATGCGGTAGATGTTTACGGATATAGCAAAAAAGACGCTATCAATAGATTTAAAAATGAAATGGGTTTAAAAAGAATGCCTAATAATTACGCTATATGGGAGTAAAACCATGAAACCAATTAAAAGCAATTCATATTTAATTTTTAAGGCTATCTATCAATTAATGCAACATAACATTAAAAGGGGTAAATAACATGGAAAATCAAAATGAATACTATGACCGCATAGAATACATATCGGAAAGCGGAAAGGCTCTAGATAATTTTGGAAATGAATTTCACGATGAAAGCGGGGCGGTTATTTATATACCGCTTGATTTAAGATACTTATTCAAAACAATTCAACATTAAAAGGGGTAAATAACATGGAAAGCTTAAAAGAAAATATCAAGGCAAGTGAGCATATAAAAACCACGATTAATTTTGGCGGGTTTTACAATTCAATCCACGATGGCAATATTGAGTGGGCGTGTGAGTCTTTTTATGGCGATGATAACGGGAATTGTAATTGGGATACTATTTTAGATAGGGTAGATTTTAAACAATTGCGGGGTGTTTACATTGATTTATATTGTGATTTATTTAGCGATTGGTTAAAAGAAAATTATAACCT